GTAGGAATATTACCAGATCCAATGAATACCTTAGTTCTAGCAAGAGCACTAGTACCACTAAGATCTCCAAGTGATGTATCCTCACCAAACTCAGTAGTAGATACACATTCACCAGCACCACCTGTAGATAAATTCCATTTTTCTGTTGTTCCATTTGTGCATTCGTTTCTAGAATCAAACATGGTTGCACCAGTATCATTTCTTGTTGCAACAAATCCAATAGCACATGGGTTATTATCCCAATCATTTTGTGTGGAACTAACATTCTTAATTCTAAATTTCAAATTATTCCAACCAACAATAAGAGTATTTGCAGGAACAACTAATGTTTGACTACTGGTTTGTGGACTTCCTGATGTTGCATTTGGTGGTGTTGCATTACCTTGCTTCCAACTACCATCAGGATTATACAAATCCATTTCAGACAGACCATCAGCATGGAATTCAACATTAAAACCAGCAGCAGCAAGACCTGCATCTACATTAATACCAACACCACCTTCTACCCATTGTTCTAAGTAAGGGTCTGTAGAAGTACCTGATGGAGCAGTAATATAAATTCCATTGGCCAACAAGAAACTAGACCATACAGCAGCAGCACCAGCAGATATTTGTCCTGATCCTATTACAACCCAATCTCTTGTTTGTAATAATTCATCAAAATCATTTCCTCCTTTACCACCACCAGCAATTAATTTATATTGATAACCATTAAGTGTTACTTGATAATAACTATCCAAACCATCAACACCAGGAATATTAGTAGATGCTCCTAATCCACCTGATCCAGTCATTCTACCAACAATATATTCTACTGGTTCTTGACTAGAAGTAGATGCAGGAATAGTATAACTACCACCAACATTTTGCTCACTAAACCATTCAGTATCTCCAAACTCAGTACCTGGAATAGTTATTGTTTTACCACCAATAACATAGTTATTATCAATATCATAAACTGTAGGTGCTGGTGTAGTAATTGTAGTTGTTGGTTCTGAAGGGAAGTTACCAGCAGCATTATATGCTACTTCAACAATTATAGTTGCTGCATCGCCATTAGTTGTAATATCAACAGTATTATTTCTTAAAGCATTCCATTTAGATGTGGCTATCTTAACAGTATTATCATCAACCTTAACCACATACCAATTAGTATTTGGAGAGAATGTTGCGTTAATAGTTGCACCTGCTGGTGGATTACCTGGTGCATATGTAAAGACAGCAGGGTTTGTAGCAGGGTTAGATTGTACTCTTAATTTATGTCCTGTTACCATACCATGACCAGTGATGGTAATAGTATCATCTGTTGTATTAAATGCTGACTCGGTAAATGTTTTTGTAATCTTAGTACCAACACCTGCGACATTACCATAAGTTGAAGCAAGTGGATCAGTAATAATATAATCTACAATACCATGAGTATGGAATAATGGTACACCTCCAGCAGGTTGGAAGAAGCTTACACCACCAGTACCATTTTTATATCCAGCAGAGTGGTTATCCATAAAGTATCCAGCACCAGACATTGCTCCTGCCTGTGGTGCATTTGATGTCATTATTGCATGTTCATGCTCTGGAGGAGCAGCAATCATTTTCTCTTGTAATGGTCCTACTGTCATTGTAACTTCACCAGTAAGACTAGCACTAACAAATTCAGTAACGTTATCGTAACCAGATATAACAACATTACCTATGTCTATTAAACTTTCTTGTTCACTCTTACTAAAATACCACTTACCTCCTGTTGCACCAACAGCAGAAATTACAGTACCAGATACAGGAGATCCTCCACCTGATACACCTCCACCAGCACCAACTAATTTTCTTGTCTTATAATCTGGTACTTGAAATGTTATTGTTGATGTGGATCCAAAATCTTTTTTCTCATAAGATCCACCAGTACCACCATAGTTATCTTTAATTACTTCATATAACAGTGGATAGTCTGCTGCACCATATGTTGATCCATCACAATATAAGAATCCTGGATACTGATCCATTGGATTATCAGCAGTATCAGATGATACTGTTTGTATTCTTATCTTACCATCACCATTTGATCCAGGTTGTAAAATTTTCATTGTATCACCTGGTGCATACCCATAACCTGCTTGTTTGATTGTAGTATAATCAATAGCACCAGTACCTTGAGCAGCAACACCAACTCTCAAACCAAACCCTTGAGACGTAACTAAAACAATACTACCAGATGATCCTAAATTTGTAATGTTAAAGAAGTAACCAGATGATATATCACCAGCACTTCTTGCTAATCTAAATGTATTTGATCCTGTTACATCAACAATATATTCTTGACCTTCATCAATTAATACACCACCAGTACCATTAGACGCTAGAGTTGCCGTTGCTTGAGCACCAGCTCCACCACCACCTGAAATAGTAACTGTTGGGAATTGATATCCTGTACCACCTTCAATCACATTAATACCAGTAACAGCACCACCAGATGTAGCAACTTGGAAGTTACCAGCAGAAGTAGGACCACTTCCATTATCTCCTACTTGTACAGTTGGTGTTCCTACATATCCAGAACCACCATTGGTAATAGTAAATGATGCTATAGATCCACCCAATGCTGCTTTGTTTGGTGCTTGTGCAGTACTCTTAACAATAACTTTATCACCAGTGCTTAATATACTACTAATAGCAGGATATGTTATAGTATCATTACTTACAGAGAATGTAGTAGCAGGGTTGACAGCAATTTCTACTGGTTCTGTTGCAAATCCAGCTGGTGTCATTATATCTGTTGTGTAACCACTACCAGAGTTGATAGAATATTGTGCTATTGCTACAACAACACCATCATCAATAACTTTATCATCGTTTGCTTTAAACACAGGAATAACTGTGCCAATAGGCGTTGTAGATGACGTATAAGTCACCTTATCTGCGAGATAATTGGAACGAATATTTCTTATGCTCATTATACTTTAATTAGATAATCGACCATAGTAAAGGGAGCGATCAAACCATCCATTTTTCTGGTTTGATCTGGAGTAATCTGAATTGTAGATGACATACCATCTGTACTAATAAAGAACTCATCAGTAACCAAATCATAATTGGTAGTACCTGTTGTGTATGTTATAGTATGATTATGTTCTGTTGGATCAGATTCATATCCCAAAGCATTAGTAACTTCAACAATGTTAGAAACCTGTGGATATACAGTACCAGCAACACCACCATCAACTACAGTATCGTATGGTAATACGTTTGCTGTAGATGCAGTATGTGAATAACCATTGTCACCTGTTTGTGGAATGTCATCATCATCCACACCAGCAGCACCAGTTATATAATTTGGTTGAATAGGAAGACTAGAAGGACTACATCCCATAGATCTTTGACCTACAGGCCATGGTGCTGTAAAATAACATGAATTAGGAGTAGTATCAACTAATAATGGAATAATGCTAGGGTTTTGTCCAGCAATATTATCACCAGATTGTGTTGTTGCTTGGTTAGAAGGAACTAAACAGAATTGATCAAAATTAATACAAGCATTCTTACAAACACCATAGTACTGGTAACTAGCAAAAGTTCCTCCTGGAGTATAATATTGTGGAGTAAATCTAACTGATTCACCATATAATCTACAAGCTGGTTGTGCTTCCTGGTTTCCACCAGGTCCATCAACCATTGTATGATAATACCATTCATGAACACCTATTGTAGAAGCGTTCTTATAATAATTTAATTCAAACATATCATTACCAGCTCTTCTCTTAATCCTACATCTCCTAGTGGTGGTATAGTGAGCATGTGGTTGGAATGCATTGATAGCAACCACTTCATCATCAGTATATCTTGGTCTGGTAAATGAAACTTGTCCTCTTAATGAGTTTGTTTGTGGTGGTACTCTAAACTGTCCTGTCAAATCTATCTCAGCAGTTGTTCCCACGTTGCTTGAGACTTGAATACCAACACCAGATTTATCTATTGTTTGTCCACCAGCATTAGTTACTTCTCTATCATTAATTACACCTTGATCGGATCCACTAGATCCTCTAATAAATTTTGATCTTAAATCTGGTACTTGGAATTGACTTGTTGAAAGGGTTTGATCTGGTTGTTTAAAGACACATGAATCTCCTAGTCCTAGAATTTCAGCAAGAGCAGGATATTGTGTTTCATTGTATATACTACCATCACATCTCAAATAACCAGCAGGTAATAATGTAGCACTTAAACCTGCTATTGGATCATTAACATCTAGTTCTCTACTAAATGCTATGATAGAACCTGTAGTAGTTCCTAATTTGTTTCTTTCTTCGGATAAAAATGCTGCCATTAGAATGCCCTTATTATCATTATGACCGTTTGAGATGGTGTGTTGTTATCCATTACTATATTTAACGCACTATCAATGTTAGATACATTAACAGTATAAGATTGTACATTATTAATAGCAATATTTGAAGGTGGTCTCAGTCCAGCAGCAGTCATAGAAATATCAAATGAAAAATGATTATGCGGAGCAAGAGTTCCTTCTGTAAAATCTTCACCTGAATGACTTATGTTTGTTGGGTATGTAGTAGTCTGATCACCATTCAAATAGTTTACTCTACCCATAATATTTGTTGGTGGTGGAAAGACACCAGTGTGTCCAACCATTGAGTGTCCATAATTATAAGTGTCACCAAACTCAGGTGTATTACCACCTCCTTGTGGTATAGTTCTTACTAAACCAGTTTCAGGTACAAGAGTTTTTGTTGCAGGATCAAAAGTTAATGTTTGATCTGTTACAGGAAGAGTATTCTCATCATAATATGTGACAGATCCAGTTCCATTAGCCCATCTATCAGGACTATCACCAGTAGCACCACTACCAGTTAAGTTAGCAGATTCATAATCAGGTGAACCACTTACTTGATATGTAGATGTTTCAAATACCTGTACATATTTACCCTCAGTTTGAGCAGTTGTATATTGACCTGGATGTCTATGAGCAGGTGTATGATCTATACCTAATTTTCTACCAATAACATAATATGTTTTAGACCATGTAGGATCATTAAGAGTAAACTCAGTGATTCTACCTGCCATGTTATTAAGAACTGCCATATTAAATGTTATGTCAGTATCAGCACTGTAGATAGCAGGTGGTGTTACAGCAGTACCATCACCATCTATTAAATTACCAACGACATTATTTGCGTCTGGTTGACCATACTGATACTTACTTTCTAATAGCATAGACCTTTCAACGTCTACCATTGCCCTACCATTTAAGTCAGGGACACGAAAAGTATCAGAAGCTTCATAATCTGGAAACTGACCTTTAATTGCAGTATCACTAGGACCATAGGTATTACCTATCATAGATGCTAGTAATGGATAATTCTCAGCAGGATGTGTGTTTCCATCACACAGTATCCACCCATGTGGTACATTAGGGGGATTAGAACCCCTAAGCGTTGAATTACCTCCCCATGGCATTATAGTGCCAATGGGGGCGTTCTTCATTGTTTTGACTCTGTTGTAAAATGCCATTATAGTTCTGTTAACCACCAACCTTGATATGCAGCAGGAATAAAGTTATTTCCGTCTGACGAACCTACGAATATTAATCCGAAGGAAGCATTCTTATTCTGGATCACGAGTTCACCTGATCCGTATGGTGTGGACAATCCACCCAACTTAGTACCCTCAGTATCACCTTGAATTGCAACTGGTTCTCCATTTACGATTGGAGCACGTACAACTAGAGAGTTGTTATAAGTTAATGAACCACCAACCTCAGTAAATCTGATGATGTCACCTGTTTCAGGAGCAGATGGTAGTGTTAGTACCAATGCACCTGTGGAAGGAGCAACAGCAACAATGTAATTTACATTACTTGTAACATTAGCATTGCTGTTAACGAATGTAGACTTATGTCCACCATTCTTATTCTTCCAACCAGTGTAACCAAAGGCATCAATAGAACAATCTTGATTGATTGTATAACCCTTAGTACCACCATCACCTAATTGTCTTACTGTTAGTATTTGCTGTGTACTTGAAGCAGTTGTAGCAGGAATACCAGCAACATCTAGTAAGCGACCAACATATGTATCACCATATTCAGGTTCAACACGGAATGTTGGATTAAATGTTGTATTAGTAAACTGAATTGCATCAGGATCCTCAACACACTTACTTGGGAATACTCTTAGGAATCCACTTATATCTGTAGCAGCATTAACAACTAACTTACCAGCTTCAAAGTGGTGTTCATCGTTGTTCTGTAACGTTAAGATAGGTACGTTATTATCAGTACCCATGATCTCAAAGGAAGATCCAATGAACTTAACATCATCATAAACTGTTAAGCGACCATGATGGAAGTTCTTCTTAACCATTTGAGTACCACCATCAGTTGTGGCAGTATTGGTTACTTCAAAGATCTCATCACCTATCAATAATGCATAGAAACGATCTAAGAAGAATGGAACTACATCAGAGTTCTTAATATTAACAGCGACAACTGAAGTTCCTGTACTTGGAATTGCATCCTCTAGTACAGTTGTTTCTCTGGTAAGAACTCTCCATACAGTTTCACCATCAGAGTGTGTCTTAGCAGCACCAGGCCAGTTAGCAACGTTGTTAACACGAGTTACAGGTAAGTAACCAGCAGTACCAGATGTTACAACTGGAGTACCAGACACCTGCATGAATTCTTCATTACCACCAGATCCATAACCAACGAAGATAAAGTCATTGATAGCAAAATCTGTGACGTTATCAACTGTTAGTTGTGTTGCTGTTGTGCTTATTGGAGTTACAGTATCAACGAATGTTGTTGCAATTCCGTTATCAACTTTAGGATCCTTAAGTACTGTGTAAACTGTAGCACCTTTAGCATGTGCAGCAGCAGTTGTACCCCACTTAGATCTTACAGTATAGATTGTACCACTTGGATTACCAAGTACAGTGTCACCACTGCAAGCATCAATACTAAAGACATCACGTACACGGTCAGTTATACTAAACTTCTCGTTAACAGATGCTCTAAGTGTTGCACCAGTAGCAGTACCAGCACCACCAAACGCTACGTTAAGTGTAACAGTACTACCAACAATACTTACAATCTGAGGATCAGTTTGTCTTGTTTGACCACCAGTACTTACAAACTGGTTCTGTTCTAATGTTACAGCACCACCGTTACTACTCAACTCTACATAATCACCAACTTCAAGTCCTTGTGTGTTAGTGA